CTTCTTGTTCAGCGGCGATGATGTCCCGCATCTCAAACACCTTGGAATACAGCGCCCCCATCTCTGGTGGACTCTGATAAACCATCGTCTCCCTGATCGTCTTCTCCAGCTCCGCCATCTGATCCATCGCCATCACCCGCTTCAGTGCGGCTTCCATCTGGTTTTGGTCAGGCTCATAGACGTTTCTGGACTTCTCTTCTTCCTCCCGAATGTGTGCGGCTAACTGCTCTTGAATCCTGAAGAACTCGGTGAGTTGCTTGACAACATCGACCATGACTTGGGTTTCGTCAACGGCAACGAACTTCTCCTTCTTTTTCGCCATAGGCTTCGACGCTGGTCGAGCTTTAGGCTTCGCGCCAAAGAAAGCAGAAATCTTTCCCCAAAATCCATAGAGTTCTTTTCCGATGTCAACAGCTTCGTCAACTGTGGCCTTGACCTCCATGAAAGAAGTCTTCGCCTGCTTGTATAACTCACAACCTTCTTTGATTGCGGCGACACAAGCGTTTGCAGCAAAGAGGAGGGAGATCGGATCAATTTTTTACTCTTTGGGGTATTTGGCTTTGACTGCAAGACAAGCGGCAATGTACGCATCAATCTGTGCTTGGTCACCTTTCACTACACCATCGAGATAATCAGCCATCGGCGGATACTCTGCCGCACGTTTTTGCGCGTAGGTGAGTTCTGGTGATTTGGGACGAAGTGCATCTGCTTCTTCATCACTGATTGGCACTGAGCCAGCAGGAAGCATATGAACGAATGAATCGTCGTCAAGGAAGTGCAGGGAGTTGTCAGGTGCTTTGTAGTGCATTTTTAATCCTTAACGAAGTTCACACCAAGCCGTTAAGCTTGAACCATTGTGAGTAAACGAGTACGACTGCCCCGGAGGAACAATTGCTACCGCCGTTAATTGAGTTCCAGAACCAAGATTGCCGGTAGGTAGTGCAACCCCAGCGACTGTAAAGAACGCAGTAAGGCCGCCACCACCAGCACCTTGGGCATACGCCATAATTGGTTTGCCAGTAGTGTTGTAGTATGTTGTTGCGTTTGCTCGGCTTCCTGTTACGTTCTGCCAAGTCTGTCCATACCCCAACGAACTCATCGCACTTAAAGCCTGACCGCCATATCCTTGAATAGTCGATGGTGCAGTAGCCCATGTGCCTGCTGTAGCCTGTGTGGATTCAACATACCCAACAACACGGAAAGGCACGGATGATCTGCCGGTAGTTGAATAGATTGTGCTTGCGGAGTTTGATGCCGCCGCAATCGTTGTGGTGTTGATTAAAGTTGTTTCATCAAGGTTGTTGCCACCTGAAATATTCACCACAGCCAATTCAACTGTACCTGCGTTGTCGATTGCAATCACAATAATACGAGACTGAACAGCGTTAACTGTACCCAGCGTTGCAGTCGCTGGAACAACAACTGATATTGGTGAAGACACAGTGCGTGTGTTGGTCGCCCCACTGGTCAATGATGAACTACGGAAAACCAAAGCACACTGGTTCAAAGTCACAGTCATTGCACTTGATGCAACGGACGCTGTGATGGGAAAGACAGGACTGAATGTTGCTGATGGGAGCGTGGTTGAGTCAGCAAACGTGATTGACCCAGAGCTTAAGGCGGCTCCCGGCGTTGTGATCCCGCTTGTCCCGCTAATTGTTACTGGCATGTTTATGCTCCTTATTCGTAGAGGATGTTGATTGTTACGGTCATTGTGCAATCTCCATCAAAGTAATTGAGCAAAGAGTGCTAACCATGTCTGTGGTGTCAGTATTTGATGGCGATCTATTTATATAGGTAGTACCATTTGTAGAAGTTTGAATTTTGTAAGTTGTTGCAGAAGTTGTTGCTGGAGAATCTAAAAATTCACCAGAAGTTGTCCAATAAGGATTGGCATCCGAAAATTGACCTCGAACAGCACTATGTCCTTTAATTCTGTTTGTGCCTTGTGCGCCATTTCCAACTGCTGTTGAATTTCTTACTATTTGAAACGCATGATATGTTGTTCCTCCAGCAGTAGACCCATTGATTCTGTATTGAATCAGTATTTTGCTGGTAGAAAATGTTGGTGTTATTGATGCAGACAAACCAGTTATATCAGCATAAGTTGCACCTGTTATTGTTAATTGGGAATCTGTAGTAGCTTGTACAACCTGCAACACAGTACCTGCTGTTGCGTAGTTTGTCATTGGATACCAAGTTGTATTTGACAAACGATAAACAAATGTCACAGCAGAACCCGCACCAAAAGAAGTTGGTGGGCGCACAATACTCTGCCCAGTGTTGGCGTTCACAGTCAATGCTGTGATTGTCTGAGTTGAACTGAATGTAATGGTCATACCATCCGCAGGGGATGCTGGCATTGTGATTGTGCCTGTTGCCAGCGTACCAGCAGGATTCATCACCAGTACATTTACACCAGCGGCAAATGTGTAGGAGAACCCAGTTGTTGGGACTTGGTAGTTGTACTGCTGGAGCAGTCCGTTTGTTCCGTCAAGTTTGGCTGTCATTGGTTACTCCTTGTTCGGGCGCTGGTTGTGCCGCCTGTGCTTCAGCCAAAGCCTGTGCTTCAGCAAGTGCCTTAGCTTCTGCCTCAGCCGCTGCTTGTGCCGCTACTGCTGCGTCATGGATTGCTTGTTCTTCAGGTGTGTATTGAACGATTGTGGTTACGCCTGTTTCACAATTGACTACGATTCTGTGTGTCATTTCTTATCCTTCATACATGATGTTTACTGTGCCAGCGTCAAAGGTATCAGTGCCGTTAACTGTGGTGAGACGAATAGCAGTTAGAGGCGCGGCAAGAGCAATAGAGCTTCCACTTAAACAACCTGATGCATTACCATCAAATATAGTTGCTGAAGCCACCCAAGTGTTGCCTGTGATATTTGCGATAGTCATTGTTCCGTAAAGAGTCCTTGCACTAGCACCTGCGCCAGACGCAATAACAGGTATTCCCGTTGTTACGTTAGTATTTGTTGTGTTTGCAAACCAACCCCCGCCAAGATACCCAGATGTTGTGTAACTTGTTGACCCAGTTCCTAATTGAACTTGAATAATTGAAGATAAATTTACACTTACACCATTAAACATAACGGTGATCCGCTTCACCCAACTTGGTAACGCTGTGAAGTCATAAGCTACTGCGCTTGTGTTTGTTGCTTGAGCAGGGGCAGAGGTAATCCCCAGTACCGTACCGTTGTTGATCGTGACGCTTGCTGATCCGTCGATTACTGTGCTCATGCCCATGCTCCTACTGAAGTGTTAGAACCGGATGCGCCAACTGGTGCAATGCGAATAAAACTACCAGCTAGTGTTGAATAAGCACCACCCGGTGCGGCTGATAGCGTGTATTGCGGAATGAATGTACCGCCAGCATTGACTGATACTGTGCCTTTTAAAATTACAAACCAAGTTACAGCCGCACTTATAGTTACCATATTTGTATTGACATTTGATGCTGTTATTGCAAATGACCCATAAGATGAACCTATAGAGGCGGCAGATGTGACAGAAGTTGCCGCACTTGCACTCGAAAGATAATAAATGTTATTTAATGTTGCTGTTCCAGCAAAGCCAAAACCTACGGTATTTGATGTTGTACCAGCAGATTTGCTTAACGCAAAAATCATCTCAAACTCATACGCAGTGCTTGCGGACAAAGTGCAACCCACACCAAATATGTTTTGCGCTGTGTTGACATTTGCCCCTGCAAGGTCAGCGTTCAGTCTGTAATACTGCTGAGTTGGAACAATGCCTCGCTGTGTGCCAATCGGTGTTGCGGCAAAGATTGGGCTGGAATATTCAATATTCCCTACGGCTGGTGTACCAATCAGCGTGTCGGATGTTAGAACGAGTATTGACATTTTTATCCTTCGTACAGAATGTTGACTGTGCCAGCATCAAAGGTGTCTGTGCCGTTAACAGTGGTGATGCGAACAGCAGTTAATACTGCCCCAAGTGTGACAATGCCACCAGTAGTTAAAGTTAAACCTGAAGTATGGTATCCAGCTCCAGAAAAAACCCACGCATTTCCAGAAACATTTGTGATTGTTATATTTCCACTTACTGCCGCCGCCGCCGTACCATTAGCAAAGAATATACATCCGTTTGTAGCAGTTGCCCCCAAACTATTATTTGCGCTATTGTTTGTATAAGTTGATGCGCTTGAATATCCAGAAGTTGTAAAAGTAGTCGAACCTGTACCTAGTTGAATAAGAGGATTTGAAGTTCCACTCAACGAAACACCAGATAAAATTACAGTGATTCGTTTAATCCACGCTGGCAAGCCTGTGAAATCAATAGAAGTGCCTGATGTGGATGCAACAGCCGTTGCCAGTGTATTGACAGACATTGTCCCCGTAGCCGCTTGAACAGTGATGGTGTTTGTCCCTGCAACTGCGGCGGCGGCAAGTGTGACTTGTCCGCTGGTGTCTCCTGTTAAAACAAGTGATGCCATATCAATCCTTTATAAAACAACCCAGCGTGAACCCGCCGGAAGAGTTACCGTTACACCGGCATTCAGCGTGATGGGGCCGGTAGACATTGCACACGATCCCGATGTCACTGAGTATGTGGTTGTCACGGTCTTGGTGTTTTCATAAATGGGAACGCCTGTCACCAACGCAGTGTTGGATTGCGCTACAGGGATTGTTCCGCTGACTGCCGACAGCGTTTGTGTGTAGTTGCTACTTGTGTTCGGGGATGTGACGGTAATCGTTCCCGACCCGCTCGCATTTCCCGCAATTGATACTTGAGACATGTTTTCTCCTTAAACCACAGTCCACACAGAACCAGTCGGAACCGTTACTGTGATACCAGAATTGATGGAAACCGGCCCGAACGTACCAGCGTTTTTGTTTGTGGTGATTGTGTAGCTTGCGGTGACGGTCTGTCCGTTTTGGAAGAATATCTCATCGTTGCCACCGCCTGTCGCTCCACCGCCACCCCCCGCGACTTTCACAAAGTCGGCTGAAGTCATGGTTGTCGAAGAGACCGTCTGAGATGTGCTGACAGTGTAAGTTCCTGCCCCGCCTGTGCCAGTCAAGAACTCTGTGACGTATGTGCCTGCGGTCACGCCTGTGCCGGTCAAGAACTGCCCAACCTGAATACCACCCGCAGCAATCGCAGACACCGTCATGGTCGTGCCGGATATGGCGGCTGTGTACTCCGCAGTTTTGTTGTTCCACACCACCAGCGCAGAACTGTTTGGGCCAATCAGTACGCCAGCAGAGTATGAGCTGGATGTGCCACCACGAATATAAATATTGCTGCCGTCAGTGCAGTTGTTGACCACCACGTAGGTTTTGCTCTGCTGTGGGGCGTAAATGTATCGAGATGTACCCGGTGCGCCTGTGGCGATCAGTATGGCTGTTCGCGCTTGGTTTTGTGCGCCAGCGCCGGTTGTGGTCAGTGTCCAGTCACCAGAGGTTACGCTGACTGTAGAGTATTGGGCGATAGCATCCTCAACCAGTTGAGTCAACTGGGAGTTAACCGTGGAACCCCACGTGTTGGTGAGTTCCCCAGTTACGGGTTGTACAAACCCTAGCAGTGATGTATATGAGGATGGCACGTTTAAACTCCTTCTTGCATTCTATTGGTTTATCAGACAACAGTCCATACTGAACCCGTCGGGACTGTGATCGTGACCCCCGTGTTAACCGTGAGTGGCCCTGCGCTCAAAGCGTTTCTTCCGCTGTTGATGGTGTAGTTTGCCGCAATGGTGGTGTCGTTCTCCATCATGCCCGTTGAGCCGGTAACTGATCTGCCTGCGGGGTAGGTGACAAACACATCTTTTGTACCCGCACTGAAATTCACCAAGCTGCCTGAGTTGCTGGAAGCCAGCACCGTGTCTCGGCTCAGGGTTGTACCGGAAGACGTATACGTACCCACACCCACTTCCCACTCAGAAGTGCCTTGCCCAGCAATTGTGTAATACGTTATGTTGCCATTCCCAACAACAGCAAAAGACTGAAAGCCTGTTACGGCTCCGGCAAGCGTGACTGTGCCTGTACCAGCGGTGGTAGTAGTTTCCCGAACGCGATCAGCTAAAACCAATGCCATGTCTTACTCTCAGGTTGTCCCAATCTTTGTCCAAGTATTGGGGTTGCTGTCATTTATTTCTGCCCAGTCAGCGGACTCTGCGGTGTTTAGATTTGCCCAGCCCGCACTTTGGGCCGCGTTGATTGTCGCCCAAGTTGTGCCTTCTGAGGTGTCTATGTTTGACCAGTTTGCGGTTTGACTGTCGTTGATGAGTTCCCACAAGAATCGGGCAAAGAACGAGTCTGATGCCGTGATGGTTTCTTGGATGGCGGCAATGAATATCTGAGACGCAGTGACCGCATCAATTACACCGCCAAACTCCTCAATCAGCGCCTCAAATGTGGCAAACGCTTCCATCGCATCCGTAGATACGGAGGATTCTGATATGTTTGTAAACCACAAGTTTGAGGCCACGTTTGTATCTGTCGCCGTGGCAGACTCACTGACTACGCCATCAAAGACAAATGAACTTGACGTTGAATCTGTGGCGGTGGCTGTTTCAGATACGGTTGAAATAAATGTCTGAGTTGCAGAATTCGTATCTGTTGCCGTTGCTGATTCTGCTACGTTTGTAGCAAAAGTTTGTGCCGCAGAATTTGAATCTGTTGCTGTCACTGTCTCTGACACCGCTCCACCAAAACTTGCTGTAGATGCAATTGCATCTGATGCGGATGCTGTCTCCACCACTGGGGCATTGAATGTGCTGGCTGCTACTGAATCAGAATCTGTGGCTGTAGCAGACTCAGAAATAGAAGAAACAAAAGACATCACGCCAGACATAACATCTGTTGCTGTTGCTGACTCTGCTATTGTTGCTACAAAATTTTGTACCGCAGAATTTGAATCTGTTGCAGTTGCTGTTTCAGAAATACTTGTTACAAAAGTTTGAGCTGATGATATAGCGTCGGTTGCTGTTGAGGTTTCTGATACTGCACTTCGGAATGTAGTTGCGGACGAAATAGCGTCTGTTGCAGTGGCTGTTTCTGATACAGCAGAATTAAAAGTTGACTTAGACGAAACACTGTCTGTGGCTGTTGATGTTTCTGATACCGCAGATACAAATGTTTGTTTACTTGAGTCAGAGTCCGTTGCGGTTGATGTTTCTGATACCGAGCCAATAAATTTTGCTACCGCAGAATCTGAATCTGTTGCAGTAGATGTTTCAGAAACAGCCGAACGGAATGTTACTGCTGAAGAAATGGAATCTGTTGCAGTTGCTGTCTCAACCACCGGGGCATTAAACGTACTGGCTGCTACTGCGTCTGTATCCGTAGCTGTAGCTGTTTCTGATACGGCGGATACAAAAGTTAAACGAGATGAGGCCGCATCTGTAGCTGTTGACGTTTCTGATATAGCAGAATTAAAAGTTGCTCTAGATGAAATACTATCTGTTGCAGTGGATGTTTCCGAAATGTTTGTTGCAAATGTTTGCGCAGAAGAAATGGAGTCTGTGGCTGTGGCAGTTTCAGAAACGGATGCGGGGTAACTTATTGTCGAAGATGTTGAATCCGTGGCAGTAGATGTCTCTGATACCGCCGATACAAAAGTTAAAAGCGAAGATATACTATCCGTCGCTGTGGTTGATTCAGATACTGAGGCAGCAAATGTATTACCACTGAGCGACGAAAACGGGGCTTGAGAGAATGCGGTTAAACCAAACACTCGTCATGCCCCGCTCATATTAGACTGCTGCCAAATCAGACTCGGCAAACCAACGCTGTTGAGGATTACCATCAACATCAGTCCACTCAATTAGATATGACACGTTGCCGTCGTCGTCCATGCGCATTGCAATTACTGGGCCTTGGGGTACGACGCCAGCCAGCTTTACGACATCGCCTTTTTTGAATGTTGCCATGTTTGCTCCTATTAACCAGCCAAGCTGAGTGTGTATGTCACGTTCAATGTGTCACCTGACACAACAGAACGATCTCCGGGGGATGTGAAGTCAGAAGCTGAGTACAAAGTTCCGGTTGTACCGCTCTTGGTGTTGTTGCTGGTCAAGAATGCGCCACCAACAGTCGATGTAGCGTTGATGCTAAATACTGCCGGAGAAGCTGAGTTGGTCGCCACAGATGGGTTGGCTGTGGTTGGTGTGGCAAAAGAACATGCTGGGCGAGTAGCTTGGCTGTAAGGAACAACTTCAGTCCAACCAACGTGCGAAGACATGGTGTCTGTTGCTGCTGGGCTGTTTGTTGCGCCTGCGCCGTACAAACCAATGTACCAAGTGGCGGTGTAAGCACTGCCAAGGAAGTACTTGTTGTTCATATCTTGCAGACCGCCATTGACGACCAAATTGGGACATACTGCCTCCCACTTCAGATTGCCGTCCTTGTCAAAGCACTGCATGGTGTAGACGCCTTTAGCGGATGCTGTTTCACCAGCCTCCAAGGTTTTGGTGAGTGCGCTACCGATGGTATCGGCGGCTTGGGCTTTTTCTATTGCTGACATTTTTTACTCCTTAAACAAGTCGAATGAGTGCTGATGTGCTGGTGTTGGCAGGCATCGTCACAGTGAAAGTATTGCTGGATGTTTTATCGTTACCAAAATCAAGCACACAGATTGCGCCATTGGCTCCGGCTTTGTAAATCAAAGCCCCTCTTGCAGTGATCTGCCCCGTCCAAGACGGTGAAGAAAACGACACGTATGTAACGCTGCCAGACGCTGTAGCTTCAGATGTCACAGTCGTCGTTACGACTTGCCCGCCTGCTACATAGTCTCCACCAGAAGCCTCGCCAGTTGCAGTGTAGGCTGTGGTGGTTTCATCCAGCGTTGCATCATTTGTGTACAGGGCCAAATAAAACGTATCTGAAGTCAGATTGATCGTTGCATTGGCTAACCCTGCCCGCAAGGTGTTGCAAGAAAAGTTTCCTGTGAACGCCATTAACGAACCCCATTATTCTGAGGAAGCGGCGGCATCCTGAACTGCCCGCTACGATAAGCATCCTGTCTTTCAAGACCATCACCCATGCGTTGAGCCAGAGCCAGAGCTTCTTTGTACTTGGTATCATAAAATGCCATAACGTCAGGCTCGCCCTTCATGTAGGTATAAGCCTCAACAAGTGTTCCGTACAACAGGACAGTGTCAAAGTTGTCTCCCAGCCATGTGGTGGTTGCTGTCGTGATTGACTCGGGGTAATAGTAGTAATGCAACTCAACGTCATACGCAGCATCAGGTGTCGGGCCAAGGATAAAACTCAACTCGTTTGTGATGATAGGACTCGGTGCATTTGTGGTGGTTGGGCCAAACAACGCATAGTACTTCGGAAGAGCTGTATCAGTTGGCTTTGGATACGCCTGACGGATGAAGTTCACATCCTTGTTCAACAGGTACTCGTAGTTGCCATCCGCATCAATCACAGCCAACGAAAATGTTGACAGGAAATCGCCGGGGCAAGATAAGTATTTGTTGTTGGCTACCGTGATGCCAGTTACATTTTTACGGATGGAAGGGAACTGAACCGAGTTGTAAATGCGCTGCTCTGCCTGAGTTATGAACGTGTTCATATTCACCGTGGGTACGGTGTTCTCAGTGTAGTCAGTGACCGCAGCTACAAGCTCAGAATAGTTCATGCCATTGGGCCTCTGGCCATCAAGCCTTTGGTAGCCGCGCCAGTGCCACGGATTTTGATGCCGTCAGTTTTGGTAGGTTTGTACTCGCCACTGCGTGTATTGGCAACTGAAACATTTGCTTCGCGCAGATACTTCTTGTTGTCACCAATACCAGCTTCTTGGATGGGTGCTTTTTGAGGTTGTTTGTACTCAGCCATATTATTTACCTCTGCCAGCACTACGCTGATTCATGATCTTGGCCATGTTGCGACCATACTTGAGCATGTCGCTGTTGGTCTTGCCGCCAGCACGCATCTTTTTTGCACCGGGGTGCATGCGCTGCTCATGGGCTTTGACCTCTTTATCAGCGATCTTCTTTACCTGTTTTGTGTCCATCATCGACTCCTTATGTCGTTGTAACCGTAACTGTACCAAGTTCTACCGTTAAAACCAAATAATTTGGAGTTAAAGCAGTATCAAAAAACGATGCTCCGCCAACCGGATTCCATCCCCATTGAAAGATTCGACTACCAGCTTCTACTGTTCCCGCCCCATCTGGCCCGTTGCCAGTTGGAACAAGTTGCAAACCATTCGTACCAGACAGCACATAGCTTCGATCTGGGCGAGGATTCCTCAAAGCCTGCGGATCATCAACTGGCCACATACCCAACTGCAACTGTGGTTGATCGGGATCCCAGCACTCGGGGCAAACCAAGAGGTTGTAGTTCTTCGTCTTGATGATTTCAGTCTTAAGAACCTTCAACTTGAACCGTTGGTCGCAGCGATCGCACTGAGCAATTGCGTACTTACCGCTGGCAAACCTATTGCCCATCGTTACCTCCCAATGTAGGTTTGACGGGGCACAAGTCTCAAGGCTGCTTTCTCATGATCTTCGTAAGCGGCAAGCTCCCAAGCCTCGTCGTATTGAGACTTGAGAAACGGTAAGCGTTCCGCACCGGTTGGAATCTTCCCAGCGATGTAGTACGACAGACCAGCGGCCATGCAGGGGATGAAGCGAAACGGCACGTCCATGATATTGACACCGCCGCCAGCGTCTTGGGTTCGTCGCAAGCGCCAATACACAAACTGATACTGTTGTGCATTGTCTGGGGTAGGCCAGACGGTGATCGCTGGGACTTGTTGCCAATACACGGTAGTGCCAGATGCGTGACTTGCAGCAGTTGTATTTTGCTGGGCGCGGAAGCAGCTATACAGGGTGTTTCCTGAGATGTACCCGTAATTGATGATCTCGTTCTCAATCTTGACAAACCCGGCAGCGGGAAGGCCAACCGCAGAGTCCAGCGTGATTTCAGTGTCGGTGCTGGTGATTGCGCCGTTCAGGGTCAATCCTGTCGGCGAAGTCTGCCCGTTGTAACGCTGAATCCAGACCTGAATGGGTCTGGCTTGGGTGATCTTGTTGGGGATAGTGGCGTAGGTGGAGACGCTGATACGTGTGATGGTGAGATCAGCCTGAGTTGAAGCCACGTTTGCGCCTGTACGGATGACATGCTCCAGCAAGTCGATGGTGTCGTCAGGCAACGGATAAGTGTTTTGCCCCTGCACCAAGTCAATTGTGCCGGTCTCAATTGTCCACAGGTTGATGCCACGGTTCGCCCAGTCGGCAAACATGATGTTTAAACTGCGTCTGGCTGTACGTAGGTCATAGCCCGTGCGCAGCTCACCACCGGCGCGTTCAAATGCCTCCTCGACCAACTCGGTAAGGTCTAGGTTAAAGCTGGATGCGCCAGAGGTATTTGCCATTATCTAAACCCTGCTGTTTTCTTTGCCACTTTGGGTGGCTGCTTTACGAATTGTTTTCCGGCTTTTTTGCCCGCACGTTTTGCCCGCGTTGTCGCAGCGTACTCAGCAGGGCTGAGAGCTTTGATTGCAGCCTCTGGAAGATATCTTTCGCCTGTGTCAGAAGAGCGTTTGCCACTTTTGGTTCTCCACTTTTGGGCAGTCCAATCTTTGAGGGATTGCTGCGGCGCTTTCAATCTCTGTAACCCCCACCAGCAGCCTTGTACTTCTTGGCTACCAACTGTGCTTTCCTTGCCGACCATTGACCTGCGCCAGTGCCTTGGGTCGCTGCGGCTTTGACCTGAGCCACGATCCGTTTGCGAAGACCGGGTTTGGTGTAGTTGCCAGCAGCGTTTACACCGCCTCCATCTTTCATACCGGGGTTCCTTGGATTGCCCGGGTTTTTTGGATTCTTGGGGTTTAGAGGATGTAGTTTTACTTCCCCGCCTTCCGCGTACATAGCCACATCTTGTGGCTTGTCCTTGCGACGAATGATCTTCTTACCCGGCATCTTGGACGGGTTGATTGCTCCCATGCCGCGAGAGGCCATCATCAGATCATCTTTCCGCGAGTCTTACCCCGCTGTGCAATACCGTCAGCGCGAGAAGAAGCTGTGCCACCAGACGCTTTTTTCAATGGCTTACCGTCCACTCGAATGTCTTGACCGGGTTGCTCAGGCATACCGGGTTCATTCTTCTTGAACTTTCGCCCAGCAGAAGCGCCGTCAATGTCTTTGGGCGCTTCCTTGTTCTTCTCCAGATCGTCCATCATGGTTTACCTCAATACATCTTGCATTTGGTTTTGCCGCGAGAGGCGATTCCGTCAGCACGCTTGGAGGCTGAAGACGGCTTGGAAGTCATACCACCAGAAGCCATCTTTTTGATTGCTCCGCCAGCAGCTCTGCGCCCGCCAGATGAACGCAATGCATCTATGCGTTTTTGCGCGTCTTGCTGATCTCTATAGTCTTTAACTTCTTTAGCAGTTGCACCTGCCTTACGCTCGTATGTTTTTTTATCACTTGAACCAAGCGGGAGAACTGGAATTTGAGTATTACTGCGGGTGCTAGCAAAAATACCGCTTGGTATAGCCGCAGCAGATTTATTATCTGCATCTGAAACTGGTTGGGGTACAGGACTAACGACGGGTTTAACATCGGTCTTAACCACGGGTTTATTACGATCTGGGTTCAAATCCACCGTAGTCTTATCCGTCCCGTCAGTAAGAGTACCAGATGGTTCTTTTGTATTAGGAGAAGGGCCAGAACCAACTGATTTGTCCGCCTTGGCGATACTCTGTGCTGGAGTTTCTAGCCGAGTTTCAGTCGATTCAGGACGCGCTGCCCTAGTAGGATTAGAGTCGGTCGTGCCTGACTCTTTATCCTTGTTTTTGGACATCATGTATGCCGCGCCAGCAAGCGCAGCAAGTCCAGCTAATCTTCCAGCATTCTTTGCCATGATCGGCTCCTTTTAGCAGTATCCGCCTTTTTTCATGCCCAGCGGTTTAGAACCGGACATCTTGACCTGTGTGCCCTTGGTTTTGCCTTTGGCGGCAACACCATCTTTGCTGGGAGCGGCTGTCTTTACTGCGCCCATCTTGGCAGAGGTGATTCCACCAGAAGCCATCTTCTTCATACCGCCTTTTTTCATGCCGTACTCTTCTTTCTCATGCTTCACCATAGATTTAGGCGCACCCTTTTTCTCCATGAATGAAATTTCTTTTTTGGCCATCGCTTTGGATTCTTTCATTTCGCCACCTTTTTTAAAGAATTCCTGTTTACCTTGATTGGTTTTAGGATTGTTGATTGATTGCCGATCGGCGCGGGTTGCTACCGAACGATCCTTACCAAACTTCATACCCTTACTAGCAGTGCTGAAGTCTTGGGCCACTGACTGCGGTATGCCCGCTTTTTTCGCAAATGCTGGGTTATGCGCCGCAGCATCCATGAATTTCTTTTGTTTAAGACTTGTTGCTGGCATCGTTGTCTTTCTTACGATTGATGATTTTCTGCACCGTGTCTGTTTCATAGATACGGATGCACATCCAGACAATAGTCAACAAAGAACCAATCAAAGCTACTGTTGGCGTGAGCCACCCCATAACGCTAGTTGCGGCTACTGCCACAGCTGCGCCATCTGTAGTTACCTTTATATCGTGCGTGTTCATACAAACTTACCTTTCGTCTTGCCTTTGGTGGCACAGCCATCAGCTTTGGTGACGTACCCGCCATCTGCGCAGTTCCATGCACGAAGACTTTTGTTAATCCTCGAATCCGGATCGCTTGCGGTCTTGGCGCTCGTAAGCTTCGCTTTCATGCCTTTCATTCGGGCGCAGAAAGAGTCGCGACGTTTGCCGCCCTCTGGTTGAGGACGCTTCAACCCGGGTTTCCCCGGATTTGCTGCGTTGTAGGAAGCCCGCCCTTTGGCGTTCAGCCCGCCTTTGGGATTCTTCCCTTCCGCTCTCTGCCATGCGGGTGACTTAGCCATAGAACACCGTCACAGAGGCAGCGCCAGTGACAACAGCGTACAGACTTGTTTCAAACAGTATGCCTTCACCGGGGACAATGATGTACACAGGATTGCCTGTGGCTGAAGCAGGTGCATCGACTTTCATCAATGACGTGCCACCATTTCCATTGGTAAATTCAACTGTCGCCGCACTACCGCCAGTGTTGATGTACACACCCTTCAAGCGAGTGCGTGAGCCATACGCTGATCCGGATGCTGCCAAATACGCTGATTTGACGTCATATTGCATTGCCATAATTGGCTCCTAATCAGGAATCTGCAAACGGTGTAGCTACAACGCCTGTACCCAGCACAGTGCCGGTAACCATGTATTTCAACGCAGCAACTGCAACAATTTGAACCCAAGTGCCAGCAACGCCGCCGGTTGTTCCGCCGTTGAGGTTGATGAAGTCGTTGGATGCGGCAGGAACAAATCCAACAGTTACGTTGGAAGAGTCGGTGTCGATTGACAAAACAGAGCCAACATACTTATCAGTACCGTCAGTACCAATCTTCAGTGAGCTTGTAGAGATGGTTGTGGGAACCCAAATTGTGTAAACAACGCCTTCGTTGTTCTGGGTGTTGGGGTCTGAGCCGGGGCCAGATGAGCTGGGGTCAGAAGAAGCGTTGATTGTTGGCAAAGTCAAAACGACATTGGATGCCAAAGAACCGCCAACGGTAAGAATACGACCACCGTGAACAGCAGGGCTGAGAGTGGTGGAAGAGGTGATTGCCAAAACAGCACCGGGGCCTTGGCTATAAAAACCATTGAGTGACCGGACTGGGCCTTGAAACGTAGTGCGTGCCATGTCTTTTCCTTACATGCAAGTTGAGGCGTATCTGTCTGCATGTCGTCAGCCGGGACTGTCAGATACACCGGATAACCCCGGAATGCCTTCAATATACACCAAAAGAAAAAGGGGCACAAGGCCCCTTTTCCAGTTTATCAGGACGAACCTGAAGAACCCCACATACCGAGGGGATCAGACCAACCGAAGCTGTAACGCTCACGGGCCTTGTAACGGACGTTGCCGGTGTCGAAGTCGCCGTCCATGCTGTTAGACAGCGGAGTACGAACGAAGTGCTTCAGACCGTTGGGCACGTCTGTGGTCAAGAACCAAGCGTTGGTGTCTGTCAAGAAGTGGTTGACAGTGTAGCCTTCGGGGATTGCGCCCATCTGCTTGATAGCGTTGATATCGTTATCAGCAGTTGATACACGAAGTTCAGTGTCAAGCAAACGCTTGGCAACGAACATCAAGTTCGGGGGAACAATCATCTTCTTGGGTTTTGCTGCGATCAACAAACCACGCTCGTCTGTCCAACCAGCGATCTGGATAACGGCGGCTTCCAAAGAAGTCTCGTTCAAATCAACTTGGGTAGAAGGAGTGTTGCTGTTGACACCACCAGAGATCAGAGGGTGGTTGGCGTTGAACAAAGACACGCCGTCGCCACCGGGGTAGCTGGAGCTGAAGCCATTGTTCAGGACGGCAGCAGCCTTGACCTGTTTGGTGTAAGCCATAGCACGGGCCAATGACTTGGTGTAACGAGACGACAAGCTGTCGTACAAGTTATCTTCAATCGCTTCTTCAGTGATTG